TGGAGTAATCCAGGTGAAGACGCCAACTCGGAGCGGTGTCTAACTAGGACTCCATGTTGGTACCCGTAAGGGACCTCGATGGTCGGCCGTAGAAATCCACCGCTAGTCATTGGTTCGTTCCTAAAAGAACAATGCGAAAGAGTGGACTCAACAATTCTATTATGCTAAAACTAAGGTTCTACATATTCAAGATGGTTTTATCCTTCTTGAACAGGTACTACCTAAGGTTGCAGCATAAGAGTGAACTTATCTCGACTTGGCTTGGGGACATCGATCGACGTTGTACCCACCGAGGGACCGTGGACACAATAGCGTACATTAAAAGTGTACGTCTAGCGTGTACACGTTACCTCTGTGGCGAACCGTTGACCGAGTCTCCTGGAAATGGTGTCAAGCTCGACCAGCGGGGGCTCCCTCAAGGAGTCTCCGTAGCTGAGCTTTTCAGTGAACGTGATCCATCCCATGTAAGACTTGGACTCACCCTTTTGGGTGTTTCCAGGACCTTACCGGGCTGGAAGTCTCCCGACCTAGCTCCAATTATCGATCCCCCCCGGGTCTTTAGTCCTCAGATTGAGGTCGACCTGAAGGCAATCGTAACAGAGTTAGGTTGGAAGATGACGACTCCCGTGTGGGAGGCGCCTCACGTCACAACCAAATCAGGGCCCAACACGCAAGCTTTGATAGGATCCGTTGAGGACGCCCAACTCCTCTCTGATGCGCAGATTAGCGACCTACGCATTTTGGGAGGAGACCTGGTCGTCCAGCAATTGGAATCCATTCGCTCCCTCAACCTCCTTACTTGGCTAAGTAAGTTTTCTAAACTCAAGCCTAACGGCCGGTTAAGTAAACTCAGCTTAGTCAAGGACAAGGAAGCCAAGGTAAGAATCGTTGCCATCCTTGATTATTGGACCCAGTCTGTGCTTTTGCCCTTGCATCAAGCTCTTATGAGCAAGCTGCGAGGCCTTAAGCCAGATATGACCTTTAATCAAGGAGGCTTCCGCGTCCAATTGGGACAAGGACCGTATCATTCATTAGATCTCACAGCGGCGACAGATCGCTTTCCTGTATCACTACAGGAGGCAGTCTTAGCTACTATGATTTCTCCTGAATATGCGGCCGCGTGGAGGAGATGCATCGTCGACCGCGACTACTGGTACCGATGGACTGGACAGTGGCTTACCGTTAGGTATGCAACTGGTCAACCCATGGGTGCCTATAGCTCGTGGGCGATGTTTGCAGTGACTCACCACGCTGTGGTCCGTTTAGCTGCTAAACGGGCGGGTTTAACCGTTCGCTTTAGTAACTATGCACTCCTTGGTGATGACATCGTTATCGCTAACGATGCAGTCGCCAAGGAATATCGGGCCATACTTGCCTCAATCGGTGTATCCGTCTCTGAAACAAAAACGCACGTGTCGAAAGACACGTACGAATTTGCTAAGAGATGGATTCTTCGAGGAACGGAAGTAACCGGCGCACCTCTAGGCTCACTATTCGAGGCCATCACATTCGTAAAACACGACGTTCGAGGTCACAAGCTCAGCACGCTGCCGAGCAAGATGATCAAGAATGTCTCATTCTACGGTGTGGCGATCTGGTTTAGAGAGATTGAAGCGCGTTGGTTACCTCGGTCTTACACTCTGGTATCCCGGGGCTTGTTAGCTTCGTTCTTCCTGCTTTTAGGGCGAGCCGGTATGTCATACCGTCTAGCCGAAAAAGCGTGGAAGTTCTATCTGTTACCCTCGAGAGAGGATAGCAGACAGGTACGTATGTGGAAGACCCATGAACTGGGTCGACTACTACTACCTGGCCTCCTAGGTTGCGCAAGTTGGGGTAGAACCTCCAAGGTGAAGACCTTGTTGGTGCTACTCAACGAGTGCAAGGCTAGGGTGCTAGAAGAAGCTCTCAAGCGACAGATCGGAGAACTACGGCGCTTCCAGTTGGAAGGCTCTAGATTCCTCGATCTGGCGCCTGAGGGGGTGGATGCCCAATCGCTACTGCTCGCCTTGCCTCCTTTTGCAGTCCTGCGACGAAATATCGCGGAATTACAATTGGAATTCGACAAAGCGCAAGCGGTGAGAGAATCAGATAGTATCCTCCAGTGGTTACACTTGGAGGTACGTCTGTTTCTGGATCCGTTTGCGGTTCTTCGAACAAGGCGAAGCAAGACCGTGGCAAGTTGCAAAACAACTATCATGAACTATCTCACATCGATGTGCCGCGGGATAGAGACC